GGTCGAACTCGCCTAGATTGCCGCCCTGCTCAAGGCCGGGAAGTTTTCCGATGAGACCTTGAGCGCGTTGCAGGGCTGGTCCGCCTACGCCAGCGGCTGTCAGCTCCCCAAGCTTTCTTTGTAGGCCCAGGAGTTTATTGGTTCTAGCCGTTTGGCCGTCAAGAGCATCTTGCTCAAGCTTGTTGCGCTTCGCTACTTGTGTAATTACCGCTCTTTCCGCGCTCACAAAGGAGCGGGTATTGCTAAGTTGATCCTCAATCGCCTCTAGGCTACTCCTGTTCAGCTCAAAATTGGTTTTCCTGGTAGCCTTGAGGGCGGCTTCCAGTTTGATCCTTTCTTGCGCTACATTGACTCCTTCGACCTCAAGCGTGTTAAGTTGCTCCGTAAGCGCTCGACTGGAGTTGAGTGCCTTATTGAATCGAGTCTGGGCCTCTGCGGGGTCAATTGCCCCAGTAGCAGCCTTGCCGCCAGCGCCCTGTGATGTAGCGAGCTTTCCAAATCCTTTGGCAAAGCCCTGGAAGGCTTCAAATATGCCCCTGCCCGTGATGGCACTTGTACTCGCCTCTGCCAGTGCTTCAACAAACTTCTGACCAACGGGCTTGGCGGCCTTCTTGATGAAGTCGGATTGGATCTCGCGCAGAGCGGTAGATGCTTCTTCGGCGGTTCTGCCAATCATGCCCTCGCCAGCGGGTCTTGCGCCGCCCCTGAATCGAGGCAGAGAGGGGTCGCCAGAGGGCAGAGCAAGCTGAGCAGGGCCAAGGCCGCGTTCACGACGCTGGGCCTCGTTGAACGCTTGTAGGCGACTAGCCTCCTCAAGTGTAATTTGCTTGTTTTGGGCGATTTTACCTTCAATCTTGGCGATTCCCTTCTGAAAGCGAGAGATGGTCGCCGTGCTTTTGTTTTGTCGTGTCAGCGCAGAGCTAGTAGCAGAAAGTAGATCCGAAGCCTGCTTGCTGACGCGATTAAATTCACCAAAATTGCCAGCTTGCTCAAGCTCAGGCAGCCTCGCCACCAGGCCCTCAGCACGTTGAATCGCAAAGCCACGGGCGCCGCCGCCGCGAAGCTCATTGAGCTTTCTTTGCAGGCTGTTGAGTTTGTTGGTTCTGTCAACTTCGGCGTCAAGTCCGCCCTCTCTCTCTCTTGTGATGTTTCTCTGCAGTTTTAATTCTCTTTCTCTTGCGGCAATCGTTCTTTCAGCACCCTTTAACACCTCCTTTGCTGTTTCTATGTCTCCGGCATCTCTTAGTGCCCCGGCCCTTTCCAGGGCAGAATTAACCCTATCAAGGGTTCTTGGTTCAATCGCTTGTTCTGCTACAAGTCGATCCCGTCGCTCACCAAGCCTGCGAGAAAAATCGAATCCCTCCCTGCGACCCCTACCAGTCCTGAGAGCCTCCCGCAACCTCTCCGCAAGGCTGCCTTGCTCTGTAACCAGCCTGGCCCTTGTCGTCTGAAAGCCGCCCGATCTAGCGGCAACTTCATTGAGTATGTCGTTAATCTGGTCCCTGACTGCACGCGCCTCTGGTTCTTGGCGCCCTGAGCCCACCTCTCCCATTATTCTCCTAGAGGCAAGCTCACCGCGCAGCATTCTTATTCGCGCAGCGGCTCCCGAACGCACAGCCGCCTCAGCCTCCTCAAGTCTGTCCAACTCGACAGACCTGAGCGAAGCCGATTGGCGAATTTCGGCAAACCTTTGCCTTAATCCAGACGTGGGCCTGTCACCAAATTCAGCCCCGGTGCCAAGTCTTTCTATCGCTTCTTCGTACCTAGCTCGCCTTGTATTTGTCGTTCTTATTGCTGACCTGTTTCGTGTTTGCCTGAGCTGACGCGCCATTTCATTGGCGTTTTGGCGAATCTGATCCGCGTAATCACCCTGAGCGTCAATAAGATTGTCGAATTGCCGTCGAAGTTCAGTGCGGCGAGTTTCCTCTACTCCACTTTGCTCCATTGCGGATCGAGTTCTCTGCTCAAGCCGCCGCCTTTCTGTGGCTCTTTCGCGCAGTTCGCGGCGAATTGCCGTAGCTCTTAACCTGAGACTGCTTCTTGTTGCGGCTGTCTCGGCCTGGCTCGCACCAGCCCCAGAGCCAAGATCCATCTCCAGCTGACGCGCTCTCCTTGCTTGTGTGCCAAGCCTGCGAGTACCCTGTGTAAATGCTCTTTGCTCTGCACCAAGGGCTTGAAGTCTCTCTTCCGCGCCAGCGAGACTTTGATTTAGCTCGTCAACTCCACGAGCGGCGTCCCTTAGCGCCCTGTCAAGATCCCTTATTCTATCGCCACCGGATATTTGAATCTGAATCGTTTCTCTGTTGACCGCCACGGCGCACTATCGACCCAAGTAGCACCAGCGTAGCCAAGAAAAAGGGGGGCCTAGCGCCCCCTCTTTGCCTTCTTCATCGACTCGTCTTGATCCTCTTTCTTGATCTGAAAGTATCCAGACCACATCAAGAGTTCTTCGTCCGTAATCGTTGAATTGACTTCAACATAGAACTTGCCGAGGGTCTCGGCAACCACCATCTTCAGGTAGGTCCAGCGGTCTTGCCGGAGTTCGTCTGCGATTTTTTTGACGAGGTTTCAATGCTGTCATCGTCACTGCCAAGCACAGCAAGCTGAAGCTTTTGCAGGTCTTCGTCACGCACTTCGCGCTTCAGCTCCTCGATTTCACCAGAAGTGAACATCGGATTGCCGTCTTCATCTTTGGCCTTCAGCACCAAGAGGTGCATTAGCCAGTTGCTGTCGTCATCGGACTTGGAAGCCTTCTTGGCGTTTGCGCGAGCACGATCACGCTCTGCGGCCACCAAGGGGGTCACATACATTGTCAGGGTCGTAACACCATCGTTCAGGTGGATGTCCTTGCGGACAGGCTCAAGGTTCGCTACTTTCTTGAGCTTCTCAAGAGCGGCACCAAAGCCCATCGGCGCATTCGGGGAGGCCATGTGAATAATCGGAGGCCCATCTACTATAGCAACAAAAAAGCCCCCGGATAACCGGAGGCCATGGGACCATCGAGAGAGCTGAATCAGGCGCTCTGCAGGAAGTCGAGAGTCACGTTACCGCTGGGTCGGAAATTGACGGTGATAGCGAGAGCGTCGTCGGGGTTTGCCGCGAAGTTGGCGGACGTGAGCACCACGGGCGCTTCGATGTAGCGGCTGAGGATGTCACTGACAGTGCCGCCAGATGAAACGGTATCAATGTAGAGCTTCACCGCAGCACCCTTTTGCTTACGCTGCATCACGTCAGTAATGAGGCGGTTGGCCAGGGCGCTATCATCTTCGGTGAAGTAGATGGTTGCGGTGCCAGTGCCATCAGCGTAAGAGGTTTGGTAGCGCCGGAAAGGCGCAAACTGACCAGCAGGAACACCGATGGTAGTTACATCAATCTCGGAAAGAGTAACCTCAAAGCTCCAATCCCGAGTCTGAGCAACAGGGGCAAAGCTCCGATAGACAATGGTGGCCAGCGAATCACCAAAGCCGGTGGGAGCGGCGGTTGCGGTAACGGCAGTGCCACCAGCGGTGGAGCTGAGCGTTATCACCCCGGTTGGAGCATCGTAGGTTTTGATGAAGTAGTTGCCAGCAGCGATTGCCCCGGTGACAGTTGCACCAACAGGGTAGGCAAGGGTTACAGGATCATTGACACGGAAGCCCAAGAAAGCTGGACCCGTAATGTTTGCGCCAGTTGTGGGAAAAGCGGCGGCGGTGAGACAGGCTTCGGTGTTGGCAGGTTTATACCAAAAAGCGCCCGAAGAGCCGGTCAGTACCGTGGTTTCACAGGACATGGACCTTGGTGCGGAGAACAGCAGTGCGGGCACTGCCCGATGTCACAATCCTAGCCAAGATCACTGGCCTGCCATGTCGCCTCAAGGCGGGCCATAAAGTGAGGTTCGGTATTATCAGCAAAGAAAGCTGGCCCCTCTACATCTCTTGTTCTTAGGAATATCCCAGACACACCCTTTGGCCCCTTTGCCAGGTCCTCCAGAACAGTTCTTGCGCTAGTCGCAAGTTGTCTTGCGCGAGCGGCGCCAGCATTCTTGGGCGTAAAAATCCTGGCAATGATGGCACCCCTTGCTCGATCAAGCAGGCAGCCAAGGGCGTCTTCACTTGTCATCCCAAATGTGATATTGATCCTGACATACTCGCCGGGGGCATCAGGCGGCATTGCCGTAACATTATCAAAGTAAATCTTGACAGGTGGTGTCAGCGCTTTGAAGGCGGTGTTAAATGGTTTCTCAATCGCTGCGCATATCTTTTGGTGATCCATTTCACTGCCTCAACTATCTGATGTTAACGCCGGGGCCAGCACCAAAGGCAAGCTTCACGGCTCTTTTCACGCCATCCGAAAGTCCGCCACCGCGAACATAGTTTGAGTACCAATCCTGCGCCGCAGTTGATACGTTATCGCCATCTCCGGGTTGCACCTCCCAGCGGAACGTTGTTCCTTTTTCTCTATCGCCGTATTTGACGCCAAAATCAATACCACCGAGCGGCTCAACGCCTTTTGGTTTTCTCCATGTGCCAGGGATTAAATCCATAGCATAGAGAGCGTAAGGAGATGTATTTGCAATCTCAAATACGGCAACACGATCCATCTCCCTTGCTGTAGTCGGCAGCATAGGAATCCTGCGAGTTGTGTATGGATAGCCACCGGCTGAAGTTGCACCAGTGGCAATCGCACGAGCCTGCCAACTATCACGAAACTTGCCGCTATAGGCGGGGCCAGCCTCGGCAAGGTCGT